TACAATGTCGATCAAATCCGAACGTGGGCGACGATCAATGGTAAGGGTCGCCGGTCAAACGAGGACAAGACGGAACATGAACTCACCGAAGAAGCAGTCCGCGCGGCAGCAATTGAGCAGATTGAGAAGGCACGAAAACTGGGACTTCAGGCTAACATCCTCGCGAGAAAGGATCGCATCGAGGAAGGAGGTCTACTCCGTTCCGTTGATGTCAACCGATTTATTACCGAGTTCCTCACCGAAGCTCGAAACCTCTTGGACCGCATGGTCGTTGAGTTTAGTGCTGGTTATGGTCGTGACCTCGAGGAAGATCTTCGGGTGGATCTTGGCAATCGAAAAGACCTGCTTCTTAACCAATTGGGAGACTGGGTCGAAAGCTTAGACGATCTGGAGATTCAGGAATGATTACTGCTGAACAGGTTGATGACGAGAAAACGGATAGCGAGTTTAAGTTCCGCCTGCGTAGGGACACAATCCGATCAATTCGTCCGCCTCGAGAAGAGCGAACCTGGGACATCGTTTCGCAGGATATTCGAAGTCATAAGAATGAACCGTTTAGTTCAAACGACTACCCGTGGACTGAGGGGATTTGCGATGCGGCGGATGACCCAAACATCCGAACAATTGTCTTGCAGTTTGCTGCAAGGATTGGAAAGACAGTTCTGGCTCAGTCGCTCATGATCGCGATGAATTCAAAGTCTCCTGCGACTTCAATGTTCGGGTCGTCCACTGAGCAATTGGTAAAAGAAACGATCAAGAACAAATACTACCCGATGTTTGAAAAGTGCAAACGAACTCGGAAGTGGGTTCCGCTGAAGTCAAAAAGACTTCAGTCCAGGATGGACCTGACACAGATGACCATGTACACCGCTTGGTCGGGAAGCTATTCAACCCTCGCTGACAAGGATCCTCGCTATAAGCATGCAGGTGAGATCGATAAATGGGATGCGAGCAAATCGACTGAGGCTGATCCGCTTGAGCTATTCATGGAGCGTGGGATTGAGATTCCAGATAGGAAATCAATTCTCGAGTCAACTCCAGGAATCGAAGGCCGAAGTCGGATCAACAACTACCTGACGATTGGAACAAACTGCCGATACCATGTTCCATGCCCACACAAAAATTGTGGTCACTTCCAGGAACTGGTTCTTGGTGATGGTACTGTCGGTGGAATCATTTTCGACAAAGCTAAGGACGGTTCGCTCGATCCAAATATCGCTTACAACACTGCTCGCTATCAATGTGAAAAGTGCGGTCGTGAAATCCAAGAGCATCAACGTCGTGGCATGATCCGTCGAGGTAAGTGGTGCCCAGAAGGTCAGTTTCTCACAAAGACCGGTAGGCTCCGAGGTCAGAAGACTCGAGACAGTGAAGTGGCAAGTTTTCAGCTTTCCAGGATCTATGCTCCGACGTTTTCGTTCGGAGACATCGCAAGGCAGTTTGTCACTTGCAAGCTGAAGCAGGATGCTGGCAACGACGAACTCATGCGAAACTTCTACAACTCGTGGTTGGGTTTAACCTGGACTCCACGCCGACTTGTGACCACATGGGAAGTCCTTGGTCCGAAGCTCGCCGCGCTCGACTACAAGATGGGGATGATTCCAAAGGGTTGCTGTTTTGCGACGATGGGAGTTGATGTCCAGGTTGATCACTATGTCTACGTGAAGATCGCTTGGGATTACCGTCAGGCTGGGTTCGTTTATGGGTATGGCATCTGCCACAACGAATCTGATTTGGTGAACGAAATTGAAACTCCAGGGATCATGGAGGTCGATGGTGGCGAAGTTGAGATGTTCCCTCGTTTGACGTTGATGGATGCGAGAGACGGTAACCGGCAAGACGAAGTGATCGAACTCTGCCGAAAGATGAACAAGCCAACGAGAAGTCGCTGGGTATGGCCTTCGATGGGAACTCGAACATCAATCATGCGTGGAAAGTCATTTACTCGCAATGAGGTTGATGGTTCGGACGGACTGAAAAACAGTCGTGCAAAACGAAAGTCACTTGGGTTTTATTGGATATCGGTGAACGCTAACTATTGGCAGCAGTGGATTCAGAACTGCTTGGTCAAACGCAAGCCTGGGGAACCTTACAGTCTGGCACTTCCCGCAGAGGCTGCCGATGACCAGGACTTCCTTGAACAACTGCTGAACGAACAGCCCGATAAGAAAATGGACTCCACTGGGCACGATGACACAACGGTATGGGTCGTGGTAAACGAGCACATCTCTTGGGACTTTCGCGATGCTGTTCGATATGCAAGGTGCGCGGCTGAAGTCCACCAGAACGGTAACTGGAGAACGCTTGGGCCAAACAGGATATTGAATGTTATTCCGGCTGGAGGGGTTACTGCCGTTCCAGAGAAACAAAAAAGGAAGACCCAAAAACAGCCAGTCCGAAAAGGGTCTATTCGATCAAAACGAGTTGGATGGATCCCCAAAAGCAGGTTCAAAATATGAAAACCAAAAACGAAAAACCTGAGCCAGGTCATGACTGTCCAGATTGTTTGCTAGGAACTGTCTGTGTTACGAGTTCACCAACGACTTTGAAATACCGAACCCAGTACCTTGGCTGTTCAAAAAAATGCGGATGGAGCGGGAAGCGTGTCGTTCCGATCGGCGATGCACCTCGAGTACCAAGCAGGAAGAAACGATGATAGTAATGGAGTCATAACATTTCACTACCTATTTACATCATGTAAATCGTTTAGCCCGGCTTTAGGACTCTATCGGTTATGGTTCGAGCATGGCTAATACCGATGCAGAAGTTCTTGAGCAACTCAAACTGACCCGAGACAAGGTCATTGCCGACATTCTTGCTGGCAAAAATGTGACCCAGGTGATGATGGGAGCAAAAGAGGTTCGCTATCCAGCTACCCAAGCGACTCTCGATATGGTTGAAAAGTTGATCTCTCGTTACACGTCAAAATCATCCACCGGATCCGCCAGAACTCGCGCCCGAATTAAAAGGTAACATGTCGAAACTGAGCCCAAACATGCAAACCCCAAAGAAACCTACACGGCAACGTAAGGTCTCCAGGTTGCGTGCGCTTACGAGTTCATTCTTCAAAAAACAAAAACAAAAACGAAATTCACACAAGCAACCATTCTCCCACAGAGTAGGGAATTGGTTTGACGAAAACATTACTGGGTTCATCGCCCCAACTTGGGCTAACAGCCGAATAGAAGCTCGGCATAAATACACCGAGCTTGCGGTCAGAAACGAGATGTATCAGGACGTTCTTGCAGGACGTTTCAATCCGATCGCTTCAAATGATCCACATCGTGAAGATCGCTGGGGCGATGCCCTTCTTTCACCTGACGCTGGTGCAGACGAAGATCTTGAGTCAACTCAGATCCGCATGCGGGAATTGTACCGCACAAACACGATTGCTCACTCTGCGATCGAAGGTCGAGTTTCTCACGAGGTTGGCGAGGGGGTTGTTCCACAGTCCCAGGTGACTGAGTTTGAGGGTAAGCTTTCGTCTGAGGTTGCTGCAGCTTCCCGCAGGTTTATTGAGCGATATTTTCGGTTGTGGTCAGAGTCTGGTGTTGATCCATCTCGAGAACATTCGTTCTACGCGATTCAGCGGCAAGTGTGTCGAGAGTTCGCGAACATGGGCGAAGCTTTTGTCCTCGTTGGTTCATCAGCAAACATCAAAGGTCCAATTAACCTTGCAATTCAATTGATCGCAGCAGAGCGAGTTGAGTCACCTCCAGGTCTACAGTCTGATCCATCATGTCGGTTTGGTGTGCAAAAAGGAAATTATTATCAGTACAACAGCGAGTCAGAATCCTGGGAAATTTCAGGGAGCACCGGAAACACGGTAGTGACCGGTTACTGGGTAAGGTCGGAGCATCCCGGCGACAACTTGCAAGTCGAATACAAGCACACGTTTTATCCTCGATTCGGTCCAGATGGTCACCCGAGAATGATTCATGTTTTCGATCCTATTTTCCCTGAGCAATCTCGAGGGATCCCGTGGTTAGGTGCTGCGGCGAATCGAATGAAAGATATTGATGATTACTTCGAAGCTGAATTGATAATCAAGCATATTGAGTCGTGCTTTGGAATTCACATTCAAACAAATCCTGACACGACTGCCGACCCGCATACACTAGCTGGGCAAGCGTCCAACGGTGAAACCGATTCTCGCACTGGTTGGCTTGAAGAAGAACTCTCTCCTGGGATGATCCATCGCGGACCCGAAGACATCAAGGTCATCGACCCAAGTCGACCTGGTGCATCGTTCGCTCCGTTTATTGAGGCTGGATTGCGATCAATTGCCAGTGCCGCAAACTACCCGTATGAGTTGCTTGCAAAGAATTTCTTTCGCACGACATTCTCCTCCGGGAAGCTTGCAATGCTTGATGGAAAACGTGCTTTCAAGATGAGACAGGCGATCCTGATTGACATGTTCTGCAGACCACTTTGGAAAGCTGCAATTTGGAACATGATTGAACTGCATGATTTGATCCCATCAATAAGCCTATTCGATTATCGAGAACAGCCAGATTTGTACGAAGATGCAATTTGGCGAAGCAAGCCGTTTGGTGCAATCGACGAAGAGAAAGAGTTCAAAGCTCGCAGGGTTGCAATCGAGTCAGAGCAATCAACTCGATCGCGTTTTGCTCAGGAAGATGGCGAAGACTTCTTCGAGGAGGAGAGGATTCGCGCGGAAGAAAAGAAAGCAAGACTTCGAACTCAGGTCGAAGTTGAAGCACTTGACCGCAAACTTCGAGCGGCAGCAGGACTGCCGATGCCAGAAGACAACCAAAACAACTCTGAAGATTCTGAATCGACTGACACCGATGCCAAGGATCGTGAAGAGGAAAAAGAAATGGCTGGAGGTTACGAATAATGCCTGTTTGTGAATATCAACTAGATGCTGGTCCGATTAATCACCTTGGTGTTGATCGTGATCACAATGTAATCCGAGGGATTGTCGCGGCGGAAGTCGGGACGTTTAAAACTCGTCGAGGGAAGTTCCGAGATCAGGATCTTGACCAGATTGCAAAACTCATTAATTCAAACGATCGTGGTTTCATCTCCTACCTCGGACATCCCTCGAGCGGTAACGATGTTGATCGCCCATACCTTGGCGTTTTCAAAAACGCGAGACGTGATGGCGGAAAGACTCGAGTCGATTTGCACCTGAGCAAGACGGCGATGAAACCGCAACCAAACACAAAGACTGACCGAAGCTGGGGCGAATACGTGATGGACCTGGCCGAGGAAGACCCTCGAGCACTTGGTTTCTCATTACGTCCCGGTGAGATTGACCGTCAGTCGGATGGTGGCACAGTTTCAGCCTGGCACATCAAGACCCTAAGAGGAGGTGATATTGTCCTCGAGGGTGATGCTACCAATTCATTTTTAAGTTCGGACGATCCTGACGGGACGGATACCTCCGAAGATCTAAACAGTCCCGAAATGGAGGGCAGTCAAGTGCCTCTAGATAACGAAACGAAGTCCTTCATTCAGGACACAATCAGCAATTCTGTCACGGCAGCAATCGAGTCTGCTTTGTCGGCTCGAGAAGCTCGTGAGCAAGAACTTGCGAATGCGAGTGAGATCGAAAAGCGAGAACAGGAAGCAGACGCGAAGCTTGCAAAAGCCGACCTTGCCCTTGCTGCAGTCGATTTTGCTGAACGTGCTCTCGGCAAGATGCCAAAGGAAGACGTAACCAGTCTTTCTTCGCAGATTCGCGAAGGCAAGCTCACTAGCGAAGCGGCAATGATCAAATTCAATGATCACCTTTTGTCGTCTGGTGCCTCTTCAATGGATGATGGTGCTGGAGAAACAACCGCTCCAGCGAGCAAGGAAGATGCGAAACTGAAAGAAGAATACGATCTTGCAGTTTCAATGGGTTTGGAAGTCGGTGACTTCGAAACGTACAAGGACTCGCTTTCAGCTGGGTACGCAGACTTCCTCGAGTAGAATCCTCCGGGAAGCTTGAAGAGTTGCGATCAAACAAACAATAAACTTTGGAGAATGAAATGGCTGTTACAGCTGCACAATACACCCAGATGAGAAATGCTGGATTCCTTGGTGATGGACCGGTCGGTGCCGCCATCACACTTTACGATTTAACAATGTGCTTTATCGATGCGACTGATGGTCAACTGACCAATGTTATCAACGGTGGAGCAAACAAGTTCGCCGGAATCGTTGCCCAGGGCGGATCAGATAACTCTGCCGGTGCCGATGGCGATGTGGATGGTGAGTTCTACCAGGAAGGTGAGTTTTTGCTTACCGGTTCTGGGTTTGCTGCCGACGATGTTGGAAAAAAAATCTATGCAACGGATAACTATGCCGTGAATTTGACTAGCACAAGTCGCACTTACATTGGAACAGTTACTAAGTTCGCCTCGGCAACTCAAGTTTGGGTCAAGATTGACGTTCAACTTCCCTAACTAAAAATTAGTTGGCGGGTTCGTTAAACCCGTTGCTTATCAGCGGGCATCCGCACAAAACTAACTAACATTCAGGAGTTAATAAAATGGCAATTGAAACCGCCAAGGTGAATGCGGTAAAACGTGGTATCACCGCAACATTCCGGCAGGCAGCGGCAAAGGCTGCCCCAATCTATCCGCAGATGTGCACGGTTAACAATTCATCCGGTCGTGATGAAGAGTACGTCATTTCAGGTTCACAGCCTGGAATGCGTGAGTTCCTTGGTGATCGTGTTTTTCACCAATTGACCAGTGCTCGGTTTACCGTACCTAACAAGCACTTTGAGTCATCCGTTGAAATCGATCGAGTCGATTACGACGACGATCGAATCGGGATGTACACCGATGCGATTGCCGACCTTGGCGATGAAGCAATGTGTCATCCTGACGAACTCCTTTTTGACTTGGTCAAAAATGGTGCTTCAACGAACTGTTATGATGGTCAGTACTTCTTTGACTCGGACCACTTGTGGCGAGACTCAACGGCATTGTCCAACAAGATTACCAGCACTGTTGGATCGCTTTCAAACGTAACTCCAATGGAAGCGAAGAAAGCAATTCGTGCTGGTATCGCTCGGATGAAGACCTTCAAAAAAGACAACGGAAAGTTCTGGTATCGCCCGAACGTCGTCCGAATGTCTGATTTTGTTGTCATCTGCCCTGGTGCGTTGGAAGACCCGATTGATGATGCATTTGAGCAAAAGCAATCGCTCGAAATCGTCAGTTCTTCGTTTGGTGCAACCACCAACCACTTCCGCGAAAAGCCAACGATCTTGTCGTGCCCTTATTTAAATGCGACTGAGACCAACGGTTCGGATTCGAAGTTCTACTTGTTCTATGTCGGTGGTCGACTCAAGCCATTCGTATGGCAACCACGGCAGAGACTTCGAACTGAGATCAAAGGTCTCAATTCGATCGAAGACAAGTACATCAAGTTCATGACCGAAGCTCGGTACAACTTTGGTTACTTCATGTGGCAGTATGCGATCGAGATCACATTGTCCACCTAAAATCAGCAGTGTCGCCAAGCGGCGAGGTTCCCCCTCTCGTTCTCGCCGCTTGGTTTTTTTCTGCTGTTTAACCACTAACTTTTATCTCAAAAAGACACATGGCTAAGAACACAACTGCTGTAGCGCGAAACCCACAAATTGACATCCCATTTCGTCGCGCTGTAAGAAATGAAAAAGGGGATGTCGTTGAAACCTTCGACTTTGAGCCTGGCGTCCCGCAGGAACTGTACGAAGATCAACTCAATGCTCTTGCAAATGACATTGGATCGGCCTTGGTAATCACCAAGAAGGTTCTCAAGAGCAAACAAAAGGTGACTGAGCCTGACGAGTTCATGATCAAACCAGATTGGGAAGCAACTCAGAAGTTTGCTGCTGAGTACGCCATTAAAAAGATGGCAGATGCCGACGCAAAAGGGATTGCTGCTTACTTGTCACAGTTCCAAGTCAAAGCTTATGAGAAGCTTGAAAAAAGCGGATTCGAAGTCACGTTAGAGCAGTCTGAACCGGACGAATCCCCAACGGAAACTCCGGTCGAGGATGAACCGATTCTTGAAGAGGTTCATCCTGAACCTGAATTAGATTCGCTGCTACTGACTTCCCAGGCCAAACTTGCCGAGTTCTTTGGCGTATCTGAAAAGATGGTCAAGGAATGGAAAGGACTTGGGCTGGAAAAACCTGATGCAGGATACAACACCTCGGACGTTTACGAATGGCTTGAGTCGGAATCGCTGCTCGGCGAGAACGCACTTGGTTCATTTGATTGTGCGATGGATGCAAATCTGAATGTCTTTAATAGAGACGGGGCTTACTTTATCCATGCACCGTCTGGCGAGTGTTTAAACGTGGAAGAAGAGACCGGCAATGCCATTCTTCTATCAGAGGGTGATGTTGAGGGTTTCATTGAAGGATTAGTTGCAGAGTAACATGGGCGTCATCGACACATTAGCATCGGAAATTTTTGCGGACATCTTCTTAGGAGATGAGTTCTTTGCGGAAGATGTTGTGTTTTGGCCTGAAGGCAAAGAATCCAACCGGCAAGAGTTCACGTCGTCCACTGGTGGGCAGGGTGCTGTTGTCCAGGAACATGCACTCGAGGGAACGAACGAGGCTCAAGGTGATGGTCGAACATTAGTCGAAGATCGCGGGCAAGCTGAACGAAAAGCTTTTCTGATTGATCTTCCAGTTACCGCAAATGTTTCTGATCCGCAGAATCCAAAACGTCCTGACAAGATTAAAAGAGTGAAGGACGGAGTTATTCTCACTGCAGTGCGATTGGTCGCGGAAGATTCTGCAACCAAGCGAGTTCTATTCGTGCGTAAGGATACCTTGGCGACCCGTGAATCGATGAGGAGACAATAATGCCTGTCCCTCCAAGATTTGGTCAGCAACATCTCCTACGCAATCTGCTCGCCGCATGCCCAGCGTTTCAGGCAGAGGTTGGGGTCACGACTGGAACAGCCTCTGAGAGAAAAGAAGCTGCAAAGCTCAAGGTACACCGATTCGAGGCGATCGAGGAGTTTCATTCCGGTTCTCGCGGAATCATCAGAATCGGGCAGCATTTAATCTCTGACGAAGGGATCGGAAGTTGGCGTGATTCATCGAGGTTGCTTTTGACAATCGATCTTGAGCGAGACTTGCCTGCGGAAACAGCAACTGGTTTATCTGAGCGTGAAGACGAGGTTTTAAATACGTTCGGGACCATTATCAACGAGATGATCGCTCTGCAGGGATCCGGTGAAGATGAGACAGGGCAGACGTACCTTAGAATCATGTCACTGACATTGATTGAGTATGACCTCATCAATACAAGTGAATTGCTACCGACTGATCCAGAGGATGACGCAGACCCAGATGTCCCAGAGCAGAAGATGATCTGGTACGGAAGATGGGAGGTTGCGACAAAATGAATTTTCGTGGAGAAATTATCCCGAAGGTCGGTTTTGCGATCGTTGCATCTGATGCACTTCTTGGTACTTCCAGGATGGGGCGAATCCATCGCAAGATCAGTAAGGCATCAGCACAAGCTGCAATGCTATTGCACTGGCGTAAGTATGTTCCTCGTCACTTTCAGCAAAACAACCGTCAACTCTATAATCACGCTCCACGTAGTCGTCGGTACATGGGTTACAAGCGAAAAGTCCATAAGTCGATCACTGATATCGTAAAGACTGGTCGCACTCGAGACTCAATGACAACAATGATGCCGACCATTCGTAATTCTGGTTCGCCAGATTCACTAATGATAACGACGATGTACCTGAGATGGCCTTTCCCCGCTGGGAAGGGTAAACCAGGAAGTGTATCTCGTGACCAAATGAACAAGGAATTGGGACGTTGGGTATCAGAGGAAGAATCTGAGATCCTCCAAAAATACGCAGCAATCTACAAGGCATCCTTGCTAGAAGAAATTAAAAACTCACCGCGAATGTTGAAGCGGTATACCAACTTAGGAGTGATCTAATGTCAGAACAAAGATATTCAATTTACACAGCGACTCTCGCTCCATCCGCGCCTGCGTCTGTGATTGACTTCCCGTCGATTGATGCCCACCGCTGGACACCCAATGCGACCAAGGCACCATATCGGCCAGGTGGTGCAGTCGATAAGGCATTTCAAGGATTGTCGATTGCAATGCCGATGCATGAGTTCGAAACTTGCGACTTGACCACAGTGCTTGCTAATATTGATCCGTTGGTAGGATTTTCCGCTGGACTCGGGGCAACATTCCGTCGAATTCGCCGAAAAGACAATGATGTCTTCGAATCTTTGACAGCAACAGACAAACATGTCGTTTTTAATTCGGCGTATGGTTTTGCCTGCGTGAAAGACATCTCAGTTCGGCAAGATGATGCTGCTGGGGCAAAAGCTACTGTCATGTACCAACCGCTATCGAGCGATGGACTTGTAGTTCCTGAAACAATTTCCCTGGGAGAAATTAATACTCCAACGGATCCAGCTTACGTCTCGAGGTTTTTTATGGGACCAGTTGCAGTTGACCAAACACAAGTTCCGTCTGTTGACGGGTTTACGGTTGATTTCGGAAAAGAGTTCAGTGCCAAGTTATTCAATGGCTCAACATTTCCTCGATGTGGTTCAATCGTTAGTCGCGATCCATCATTTAAAATCACCTGTGCAGCGTCTGACTTTAGTGTCACCTATCGCGCTTTCACGAACAGTGACACAGTGTCACTGTATTTGATGAAAGAATCGGCGACGACTGCTAATAGTCGAGTCGCAAAGGCCACTGCGGAGCACATCAAGATTTCTGCGACTGGAGAATTTTCACCAGACGAAGACTCAGCATCTCAGAACGATGATGCTTCGGTATCGTTCACGGTCGATGTGGTCGGAACGCTTGCCGTTTCAACAACATCAGCAATTGACTACTAATTTCTGAGGTATCCATGTCAGAAGAAAATATGAATTATGAGGATGACAACTTAGTCACGCCTCAAGACAAACTGTCAAACGACAAGTTCCCAGATTCTCAAATCGTTAGGCTTGTGCAAATGGATGGATATCTTCAATATCATTTTGAAGATGGAACATCCGGTTCTGCGAGTTCGGAAGAGGATGTGGAGTATCTCACTTTAAAATGGGATGCACAGTCAAATTGATTTGGAGAGGAAATGGCAAGCTACCTGATTTTTATAAAAGGTGCGAATAGTGCAGATGCTAAACAGCGATTAGTCGAGTTCGGACTGGGGGATCTCGGGACCGATAACTTGATGATTACGCATGTCGAGCAGGGACCAAATGTTGATCGCAACAGCGGAGCACTTTGCGGGTGGTTGAAAGGTGACCGTGACGACCCGACGATGCTGATCAACGAATCTCAGACCTGGTTGTCATTGCCTGCTAACGGGAATCGACCAGAGGGTGAAGTTTGGATTGGTTTTGAAAAAACCCGTCCGATCCGCCCAAAGGATTTAGCCAGGAAGCAAATGATGCCTGGCACCAATATAAGGTTGCGTGATGGTCAAGAGTGGTTGATTCCTGCCGCGCAGCAGCTTCCAAGAACTCTTGAACTTGGAAGTGAAGGAGAAGTCCAGCGGGAAGTTGAAACTCGTTACCGATCATATTTCGACCGAGCATTTAAAGCGATGCAAGAGGTCTTCCGCCCATTTGGGATGTGGAATGATGAAAACGGATTCAAGGAGGACATTGAGCCAACTGACGAAATCAAAACTATTACTATCGAAGACGGGACCAAGCTCGCATGTGAGGCATTATCGATAAACTACCGGCTAAATTATGAAGTAGCTTTGATACTCGGACTGTTGGACGAAAACTGCCTCGTTGGGATTGTCGCATGCACGTTTGATATGCCTGATATCTTCCAGGTAGATCAGCAAAAAAAAAAGGAAGAGGAAGTTGTTTCCATCCCCGTTACCTCACTTACCTGACGTGGAGAAACGGGATGTGTCCAGACCACCGTCCTACTCCATTTGACTGGTACTTTTTAGAGCGAGAACATGGCAAGTAACGCAGCAGCAATCAAACTAACCGTCGCACAGCGACAAGCCCTTGCTGCGCTGAACCAGTTTCAAGCCAAGTTTGCTGCAATGACTAATTCAATGTCGGCAAACACAAAGAAAGCAGCTACCGCAGGAAGTAGGACAAATAAGATTCTTAGCTCTTGGGGCGGGAGCATCAAAACTGCAGCACTTGCGATGGTCGGGTTTGGTTCGGCAACGGGTGCGGCTCACACGGTCATTAGCCTGGTAAGAAAAGAGCTTGGTGTAATTAATGACACAATGGACCGAATGAAAGATCGGCAACTTGATTATGGGCAGACAGTAGCGAAGGTTGCATGGGCTTTGCCTGAAAAAGGATCAAACGCTCTGGCTGATATGAGCATTGATGAGATATCCGACCGGTTCAGTTCGGGAACAAACGATCCTGGGAAAGCATTAAGAGTGTTTCAGCACATTCACGGTGCAAATGCTGACTTGGCTTTATCAAAAAAGGCCGAGATTACTGAGACGTTGATGACTAAGCGATACGACCTCGATGAGGAGGAAATGAAAGTTGCTGGAGTCCAAGTTGCCGACAACCACGCTAAGAACTTGGCTCGAGGTCTGAATTCCTCAGTAGAGTCTATGATTGCATTATTCGAAGGGGCAAAAGCAGCATCGAAGGTTACCGACGACGCTGCGTTTTATGGAAACGTCGCGCCTATTGGTTTGGATATGGCGCGGTTTGGCTACAACCAAGGCGAGAGTCTATTGCTCGCATCTGCTTTGACTTCTGCCGCAAATGATCGTGAGGGTACGGAGTCTCGAACCGCACTGACGAAATTTGCTGCCCAATTGGAAGAGGTTAAAGCTCAGTTTGGCGTTGATGAATCAGGGATTGAATTGCTCCGTGCATTGCGTGAAGGAAAGTCTCAAAAGCACAAGGACATGCAAAAGCACTTGCTTGGTGTTTTTGCAGATGGCGAAGAAGATGGTTTCCTTGAACTGACTAGGGCACAAGCGGCATTAAAACTTGAAGGCCGATCAAAACAGAAATTCTACTTGATGGATTTGATTCGAGAGCGAGGAGAGGAAGACCCAAACAATCTCCGTAATGTGATGCAGGTGATCAAGGAATCGAACCAGATTCCTCTCGAGACCAAAGGGGATACGTTTGAAGTTGATATGGAAAAGACTCTCAAGAAATCAAGAGAGCAGTTTACCGAAAAACTTGACGATATCAGTAGCAACAAACATGCAAAAATATTCATTGAAAAAAACAAACTTGACATGACTGCATCCGACATTGAAATGTCGAGAACTACTGGTGCAAATCAAAAGATGAAGCGTGATGCGTTTACGCGAATCATGGAAAACTCTGGCGTTCCAATGTCTCAATTGTTTGCTGACATTGAATACTACACTTCTCAGTTTGGTCAAGATGAAGGTATGCAGCGAGTGATTAAAAAAGCTCGCAGGAGATTGATTCAGGATCACCCGAACCAGGGGATGGATGGCGTTGTGACCATGGCTAATGGTCAAAGATCATTTATGTGGGAAAAAATGGTTTGGAATGAAGAGGAAGGCCGATACAAACAAAGAAAACTTGAAGACTTATCAGTCGACGAGCTTGGCGACCTGTTTTATCAACGACGTGGGGTCTTTAAAGATTACGATGCCAGGCGAATCTCGGACGAACAGTTGGAGTCTATCAAATCTCTCGATCGACTGTCTGCGGCGATTGAGAATGGTGGATTCCAAAAAATCGAAGGGAAAGTGGAAATCACCAACGCTGGTGCTTTGAACGAATCAACTGGTGCAGCAGGGTTGGGTGAATAATGTCTATCATTCTCAAAAGAACTGACGATGGTCAGCAAATATCAACGACTTTAAAGTGCGGTGATTTGCATGGTGCTCCAGATCTGAAAACTCCGTCTCCGAAGGTTCATCGCAGATACTTCTGGGGCAATCTTGGAGAGGTTGAGATTTATGGCGGAAAGACGGGTCGTCCAGTCATATTGAATGCGATCTTTAATGATTCAACATGGCTGAAACCTTGGTATGTATTAAATTATCTCAAAACAACTCTTGACCCAATCATCGGGATCAACCTTGAGATTGAAATGACCTACCCAGACGAAACAAAAGCAAACATAAAAAAATGCACCTTTGAAAAATACGAACTTGTTCCACAACCTGGGCATCAAATGGTCGCTCCTCTGAAGGACACCACGACGATGCTCAACGGGACTGCCGATACATGGTGGCTTGAGGTTAACTTGTTTTTCCATCAACTTCAGACAGGGATTTCAGATAGTCTCTTTGTTACAAATCCATAATGCCAACCGTACAAAAAAAATCTCCGGCGTACCGAATAAAACTTGGAGACAGGTTTCAAGATGATGCGCGACTGTTAAGGCTGAAGAGAGGAATTCATCCTGAACATATTGACACAGCCGAAATCGAACTCATGCCTCGATTGCCGCTTTCGAATGTAAGTGTCAGAAACAGATTTGAATCAGTCACATGTAAAATCTACATGGACGTTCAAGGGACTCCAGACACGTTGATACATGCTGGAATTATTGCCGGTGGTGATGTTGGCTATAACGAAACAGGTGATGTGTGGATAAAAAAATCAAGGCACTCTAACGAACTGTTTGGCGACCCGCTGGATCAGATCTGGGTCGCCTACCGATACCCATCCGAGCAAAGTAATGTGGCATCATGGGGTAGCATTCAGGTCGATGGTGATGCAGTATTCAACCCTGTCTTTGATGGTCGAATACAACCCAACATGAGCATCTTGTTTGACCAGTCGGTGCCATCTAATCGTGCGTTTGTGGATATTGATTCTCTACCGCAAGACGTTCAGGGAGTTGAGCCATGGACATTGCTTGATGCCACTTGGTATTTGATTCAAACATTGAATCCAAACGAAACTTATGTCATTAATCCTCAATACAACCAAATCTCCAACGTGATTTCGAACCAGGACACAATTCTGACGAACCTCGAAATCCCAAAAGGAACGTATCTGCCGGTCGCATTAAAAAAACTGCTTGAGCCGTATGGCTATCAAATGAGAACGGTCTATGGTTCAGGTGACAAGCCATACATCTTCATTAATAAACGAAACGATGGTGATAGCTTCCAGTTAAAAGGCCAAGCACTGAACACTCAAGCGGATCTTGATATCTCGGAGGTCCATGAGATTGATGTCAATTACGAGAGAGTCAAGAGTTCCGCAAAATATATTCGAATCATTGGTGACTATGAACGTAGAGAGAGCACGTTCGAATTGATCCCTGGTTGGAGTCATGTTTACGATGATCTCTACACTGAACCAGACAAACTGCAGCTTGGGTCAGATTACATGAAATCCAATCCAGGGGCGGAGTTTGCCTGGAGACGATGGGTACTGAATGAAGCAGGAGATCATAATGGGTCTGGGCAAGGGCGAACGTTTCCAGTGTGGTTTGCGAACCACTTTTTCGAGTTAAAACCGAACCTTCAAAAGCGGCGACAATTCCTTCCAACGATCATTGAAGAACTGCTCGGCGGCGCGGTGGGGATTCATGACGGGACGTTGATTGAATGGTATCACCCCGAAAAGAGTGGTTGGCATTCAATCACTGGCAACGAAAACACTACAGGCGAGTATGTCGGGCTCAAGCAAGGGACTTCAGTCAGGTTACTAGAGAATGAATGTGGCATCTATTTCACATCACAGTTACCACCACTGCAGTTGATGGCGTTTGGACTTGAGCAAGGAACAAATGTGCCTCGAGCAAAGATCAGGATCACAGCAAGCCTGCTTGGCGATCAAAGGATTCGCTACGAAGAAACTACCCGCAGTGATATGATCAATCAAAAGGTCGAGGTCATTAAGATGCCGTCTTTCAAACTACGGGTAGTTGATCAAGCATCAAAGCACTTCCCGTATAAGAACACCTCGATTTATAAGAACACAGAGAAAGATGACAGGCAAGCGATTCAGGACTTGGCATCAGAACTTTCGGATAATTGGGGACACTCAAACATCTCTGCCAACATTAAGTTGATTGGAGTTAATTATGAACTTGACGATAAGTTAGGTCGCCCGGTTGAAGGTATTAATGGTCGAAATGTTTGGTTTGTTTTGGATCCGCAGCAGCGAAAGTACCCAACATTGCTCGGGTGGGAAATGGACTATCAGAACCAAACGACCACTTTACAAATTGGCACATTGAGAGGGCGAACAGTATGACTTCGATTAAGAATTCAGAACAGCGGAAGATTTTTAAATCGATCGCCGGTCAGGAAGTCCCGACGTTTCAAATGACCTGTGTTGAGACGATCTTGCCTAATGGACAAGGCTACGCACGGGGACGACAGGTCGAATATGGCGAAAACGACGCTCTGTTTCAACTCTACGATATCCACAATTGCAATTGCATCCTGCCGTTTGAAAAGTTTGAGGCATCTTTCGATCAAGAGCGTGGTCAGTTCTATCCACTCGGGTCGCGCGGCTTGTTTCGCAAAGTAAAGGCGACGGCGAATGGAGCGATTTGTACCAACGTTGTCTGTCAGATCGAGACTGAATCACAAGACAACAGCCAAGTACCAGGTGAAGAGAACTGCAAGGAACTTGTCTATCTGACAGAGATCAATGTTTGGGCGACTTACCCAATCGTAAAGGACTCGATTTTCTGGGTGTCGTATCAGACTGATCGGGATAAACCTGCAGGCAACGAAACCAGGGCTGCAACTGGCAGGTGGGTGCCGATCCAAAAGCCATTGGATCGAGAGTTCCTGGAGTTTACTTGTGGGCGACCGTATGGGAATTTTACCCACACCAAATCGCAAGGCACGAACAACCCAAGTGTCAACAATATCTTTCCTCTGTGGGACATCATAAAATCTGACGACAAAATCGTTGCCGGAGGGAACTTTTCTAACATGGCGTTTGGTGAAGTTGCTGGAGAGGAGTCGCAGGGCAAGAAGAATTTTGGCAACACGACAGATCTGTCGGGTAGCGTTTGGAAGCTGTTTAAGTTCGATCAATTGAAATCGGTTGACTTTGTGACCGGGGTCAATAACACAGGGACACGTAACATCATCCAGGATAATGTTTATGGGTTTCAGTTTCGAAAGCGTGGGCTTTATCTGTGCCATGTCGAATTTGATGTCTTCCATGGTTTTATATGCCTTGATGGTGATCTAACCAACAGGGATAACTTTCCGAATATCGGGATTGTTAACGGAAGTCTTGAGGTTGAGAGTGTTCGTTACTTGTTCGAATCGTTAGATAACACCATGACTAATGCGTTTCTTTTGATGTCGGACCAAGGACTTTACTTGCGGCAGATAAAATTCATTACGCATCACCAGGAGCGTCGAAATTATATTCTCGACGGACAATCAGCAGTCAATATCGCTAACACGCTTTTTGAGCATAGAAGCAAAATCAATTTTGACTTTCACTTTTACATCACAGAAGAGGAAGTCGGGACGGTGATGGTCAATCAGCTGAACATGTTTCAGTACGTTGCTGATGACTGGCACATCCACGACTATCCAGTGTTTAAACACAACCACAATCCTTACATCTTTAACACGAACTCATACAAGGGACGTTCGTTAATGGAATATGTGGATGTTGAACTCGAGGATATCGGGACTATTGTCCCAGTTCGTAACGGGACCGACGTTCAGAATAATCCAGGGCCTGGTGGTGCAGGCGACGAATTATTGGACCCAGGTTTAAACTAATAACAACTCAAAAATTTTGAACAAGGAAACCTAATGGCAACTTTAACGATTCCGGTTGGTGCTCAACCATTCCCAAAAACCGCAAACGTGCGACCCGAGTCAGGGCAAGCGACCGCTGCTCTTTCGGTCATGCAACCAATTTATCTCAACTCAACAACCGGTAAGTACACGGTCGCCGATTCGGATCCGACCGACTCAGCAACAAGTCAGGTTGTTGGTATCACAGTGTCCCCCAGTGAAACTGATAAGTACGTTTGGTTTGTGACAACCAAGGGCACTGTGATTGATTACGGTTCGTCGCTTACGCCTGGAACACAGTACTACCTTGCCGGTACAGCAATTGGTGAATACAGCGATGTCTCTTCGCTAGATCAACTCGTGCGTCTCGGTTATGTAAATGAAGACGGCGATTTCGTGATTGACATTACAATTCAAAACGAAGTGAAGTAAGCTTCCCGACCGAAAAACTCGAGATTTTAAGACCAACTGAAAGGTTGGTCTTTTTTTTTATTTCTTTTGAATAAAGGCTTGACGCTAATCAAACCGATACCTAAGATTGGAGACATACAAGACACAAACACGGGAAACAAAACGATGGAAAAAGTTATTATCACAGTCAAAAAAAACAAGGTCTTGGCAATCGAAAACAACAACGAAACAAGCCAATACAGGAAATGTGGCCTATCTGTTGGGGATGTCATCCCAACCCAGCTTAAAGCACTTATGCTAATGAATCCGCATAGGTTCGAAATCAAAAATAGTAATTGCAAATCTTGACCCCAATCGCGGGCTAACCACCCGCATCTCTTTCTACACAAACACGAGAGCAAAACGATGAAGACGTGGCTGGAAAAAGTGAACGAAAAGCGAGACCAGCAATCAGACATTGGTCCGATTGACAGTGACGACAAAAGAAAAGAATTCGACGAAATAGAACAGGAAATTGCTAACTTACTAAAACCTAAACGAGAGAGAAAATGAGCAACAATCAAATCAAACTTTTAGAGTTGATCAAGGATCGGATCTTCACTGGAATCGCGTTCGCTGAGATGGCAAAACATTACAGCGACCCAGAAATGGTCGCCGAGTTAAATGCTTGCCGTCAAAACGCTTTAGATGATTTAAATCAAGCACTCGACGAAGTTGGTAAAGCCCTTGACTCCTACAAGGATAATTAACATGCCTCGAGGCGGAAAACGTGAAGGTGCCGGTCGAAAACCCTCTCCAGCGGGAAGTGTAAAGAAACAGTATTGCAACCGATTCAAGGTTGAGATCCTGGAGTACTTCTGTCAGCTGGAGAACGCCGCAGAGACGATCGAAAAACTAGTTGTCTCGAGTCGAGGTTTCAGAAATTGGAAAAAAAACAAGGATTCTGACCAACGTTGTCAAAAGGAGCAGTCAACCTAAAACATCAAAAATTTTATTTTTTTTGAATCTGTCAGATTGATTTCTGTTACATGTGTAGTTCAAATGGGGGCTACCCCTTTCGTGATGGGGCTACCCCTTTCCTATAGAACTTTCCCTATACCAACCTGAAAGCAATGCCATGAAATAATTAATCCACAAAAAAAACCCAGCATGCTACTGCTGGGCTTTTCAAATTTTTAATCGGGTCGGCAACTTCCAACAACGATGAAGTTCGTTGCCGACCACTCGAAACCCGCAGAGCGGATTTCTATGCGCACGTTACAGTAGAGAGATCTGTTTTGCAAGTCATGAAATTTGAATTTTGCAAATACGAACGGAATTTTTTAAAATGGATTTCGAAGATCTTAATCGTACCTTGCTCGAAAGAGCTATCGAGCTTGCAAACAGGTATGACTTTGACAAATGTGAACAAATTACACGCATACTTTTGAGCCTGACCGCTGTAGAAAACAAGGAGGAGAAATTTAGTGAGGAACAAACCAAACCGACGATCATTGACGAGCGAGAAGCTTTGGAAAATCTTGAACTTGCAAACGATGCTTTTCGTGGGCAGGCGTGGATGACGATAGGTGACATTTGCGAGGCATTTGCTCAACCGAAGCATGAAGTTCGTAAATGGGTCGAAAACAACGAAGTTGACTGGGTGCGACGAACCGGTGACAGTCGGGGAACTCGAATGATCAATGCGATATCTGTTGCGGCAAGGATTGACCGGGGACATTGTCCCCTAAGCTGAAACAAATTGGACTTATTTCTGCTTACGGGGACATGAGAAATGCGAAAAGCCCCGTAAAACAGGGCTTTTCTATGTGGAGGCGGCGGGGATCGAACCGGAAGACTAGCTATTTAAAAAAGTCATTTCACCAACTATATTTGAGGTGAAATGACTTTTTTTATGCACTGCTCTAAAACTATGTCCCCGAATTGTCCCCATGAAACGAGAACTTACGCTGAAGCAAGGTAAATATTGGGCTAAGAAGATACGAGGGAAAGTCCATTATTTCGGAACAGATTACGATGACGCGATCCTCGAGTACCTGCGGCAGAAACCTTACCTGGAGTCAGGGGTCGCGCCACCGCTTGACCAATGCACGGTCGCGACATTGCTGAATTCATTTCTCTCACATCGCAAAGAAAAGCTCGATGCCGGTAACCTGTCACAGCGGACCTACGATGATTACCTCGAGGTTTGCAAATTGATCGCTGGATCGATTTCAAAACACAACGCGATATCGATCCTTTCCGTCGAGCACTTTGAAGCGATCCGACAAGGTCTCATGCGAGCAAAAAATAAGAAGTCAGTTTCACCAAAACGATTCGACATCCGCCTGGGTTACGCGCGGACGATCTTCCGGTTTGCTTCAATTGACAATCGATTTATCGATCGACAACTGCCTTTTCAAAGTGCCCTGGCATCAGTGCCTGACAGTGAACTAAGAAAGCATCGCCAGGCAAGTCCTAAGCGATCCCTGACTGCAGGGGAGATTACACAAGTACTCGAGATTGCTGACACAAAATTTAAGGCGATCATTCTCTTAGCAATTAACGGAGCACTGAATAACTCTGACATCAAGACGTTGAAAACAACCAATGCACAAATTGCAATCTCCACCGGGAAGCTTGAGTACCCCAGAGAGAAAACTCACTTTATGCGTGTTACTCCGCTTTGGCCCGAGACGATTGAGGCTTTGAAGATCGCGATCGATGAACGCTACCCGGCTGCGGGGCCAGAACTGTTCTTAACCGCAAGTGGAAAACCTTATTGCAGTTGGGGCAGGCATGATCTGATTTCAAAAATGTTCTACCGATATTTAAACAGGCTCGGACTGTACTCGCCAGGAAAGAACTTTGGAGCACTCAGGACCACGTTCTCGAACATTGGCAAGGAAGTCGGTGATGACCTGGCTCTAAAAGCTTTGATGGGTCACAGCGATGGGTCGACTCTCTACGAGAATTATGCCGATGGAGTCTACGTCCCGAGGTTGAAAAAGATCACTGATCACGTTCGCAAGTGGCTGTTTAATTGATCTACATCCTGCAGGTAATTCTATTGAGGCGATCAGCAGGAATGAACCATGCGGGCGGTCTGCCTCCGTGTGTCTGAATACAATCAGTCATCCGCTTTGCGTCTCCAGCAAGAATAAATCCTCTCACTCGAAACACTGGTGCTTGCCCAGTGACAAGGATGAAGTAGTCACTGTCTCGATCATCAGGTCGGATGATTAAATCATATGAATGGTCACTTCTCGTTCGCACCTGTAATCGACCGACATCTCCACCATTTTTGAACGTGTTTACACTGCCGTTCCAGTATTGATTGGCAAATTTTGCGAACGCTAACTCGCCACATGCACCTTCAATGTTGACAGACCATCCGTCGCCTTTGAATCCATGTTTATCTAAGAGTCCTTTTGATATTGCTTCAGTATTTCGACTGATGCCAACCAAGGAAGCAATTTTCATTTCTGAATCACTCAGCACGACTTGATCGCTAATAACTTCTGACATCTGTTTTGCTTTCTTAAAAGATTTCAACAGTGGTCTTCGGTTTACGATGTTTCGAGATCTTAATTTCAGGAATGTCTGAGTTGATATAGTCATCAACCCATTCTTTTTTGATTCGGATCGTCTTTCGAAGCTTGTTTTTGCCGACAACTTTTGAACGCAATTCTCCCGACTCGACCAGGCGATAAACAGTCGTCCGACCTACGTTAAGCAGTGCTGCAACTTCGGGAATAGTTAGTAGTTTTTCCATGTTGAAATCATAAGCAGTAGATCATGCGTTGCACGATCTATCTTGAAATTGCACGACCTCACACGACCTCGCATGAACTGTGACACCTTTGGGCAAATGTCGTGTTTTTTCAAGCTTTTTTGTGCGAGTTTGAGAATCGGGTTTTTGAACCCGTATTCTTTCACCATGCCAGTTGCGACGGCGACCAAGGATGAATGGAACTCTGGTCGCAAGGATTCAAAAGGATTAAGTCGCAACTGGTTTTACTGTCAGACTTTTGCGAACCATAAAACCTTCCTCGGTTTGGGACGCTCCGATGGCCTGACAGCATCGGAGCGTTTTTTTTTGGAGTAACTGAAATGCTTTTAACAACAACAACAGGGCAAGTCTACACAGTGGTCATGTTGATCATTGCAACTTTTTGTGGATGGCTTGCAAGAGACGTGCATGAAAGTGCAAAAGACGCAAATGGGATGCCTGAAGACTTCCCGAACGATGAAGAAAGTAGAGATATGTTTGGGGATCGTCATCTAGGCGATGCCTAATAACTAACGGTTGCCATCAACAGTGTGAAAGTAATGACCCATGAGCAAAACGGTAAGGAGGTTCGGTTTTCGATCAAACTTGATCGTGTGGTTCGGATCATGGAATTTTTATCCAGCAATAACAATTGGTGGCATCACACAGAGATCAGGAAAATTGTTTGCCCAGAATTTGGAAGGGCAACTGTCGAACGTGATTTTGTGCAGCTATCAGAGATGGGTTTTGTTGAATTTGATAAACGCAATAACACTGTTCGCTGGATTTCTCCAAAGAGATTTTTAAAGGAAAAGGATGCCAACCAAAACGTCAAATGAGGAGGTTTACCCGCTTGAGCAGTGCGAAACCATGATGCGGTCTGTGGCTCAGTTAATGAGTTATGGCAATGAAGATGGGGCACGCACAAAATTTGAAACGATTATGAAAGATCTGAAAAAGCAAGGTGAGAGGGAATTGATTTCAGATGCAATTGGAATGCGAATTGGCAACATGTTTGATAAGAAATTTGGGTTTCATTTTGTAGACCAAATTACAGACATAAGCATGGACCAATTACTAGAGGTGCCGAGGATTTCATACACGCTCATCTACAAAATCGAGCAGGCACTTACAAAACGAGGTTTAAGGTTTCGAGATAACAATTAAGGACACGCTGAAAATGAACGAGACAATAGAAATTGACAAGGTTGGAGCGATTAATCACCTAAGCATTCCGTTGCCAGAAGGTGGTGGATTGGTGGTATTGAAAGGTAGAAACGGTGCAGGCAAGAGCACCGCGATTAAGAGCGTGGAGAGTTTGTACGACCCGATCGCTCGGAAGTCACTCGAGACAAGTGACAGGTCGATCGACCCAGGAACAATCCATGGAAAAGGCGTGCGAGTCAAACTCGGGAAGTCCAAGTCCACCATCGGCGAACTCGTTTGCGATTCGATTGATGGGGGTCTTGATCCAAGCGTATTTGTTGATCCTGGAATCAAGGATGAAGTCAAAGCAGATGCAAAGCGTCTGCATGTCCTGGTTCGGCTCAGTGGTCTTAAGATTCTGAAGTCAGATTGGATGTCACTTACCGGCGGGAAGTATGAAGACCTCGTCCAGGCCGATCCAATCGAAACTGCCGATCGCATTCGTCGAGCGATTCACACCGAAGCGAAAATGCTTGAGGAGCAGATCGAAAAGCGATCTCGAGAAGCGGATGCCTTAATCCGTCCAGCGATGGATCAGGATTTATCTCTTGCCGAGAAAGCAGACACTTTTGCCGATCTGCTTGACCAACTGCGTAAGGATCTATTCTCGGCAGCAATTGAGAATAAAAACGCGATCGAGCAAAACGCGAAGGTCACCGAGGCGAAGTTAAAGCTAGATGGAATCGCGAGACCCGTTCCTGTCTCTGAAGTGGAGTCTGAACTAGAGAGTCACAATAGAGGAATTCTAATCCTTGAAAGTGAAATGGAAGATTTAGGTCGGGAGTTAAAGAGAAAAGAAATTGACTTGCAAGAAATGAAGTTTCGAAAAGAACAATTTGAAACACAACTCGAGAACTCGAGGAGATTGCAAAAGTTAATCGATGATCTTGAGTCTTCTGCTGCACTAGAGATCCAGCCAACAATCGAAGTAAGCGACATAGAGGCGAGGATTGCAAAGGGAACAAGATTGCATGAACAGGCTTTGCTCGCAAAAAAGGTCCGCGACGACTTGATCAAGGGCGATGCAATTAAGGCCGAACTCGAGAAGGAAAAAACTGAAGCAAAAAAACTTCGGGAAGTTGCTCGAGGAACGGATTCTATTTTTGGTCGCCAGTTATCGAGCATGGGTTTTACAGATGTGATCGTCGATGACGGGAGGCTCAAAGTGAAGTCAGACCGTGGACTTGAATTGGTTTCCGAGTTGAGTGATGGCGAGCGATGGAGGCTCGCAATCAAGGTTGCTGCCAACGGACTTGGAGAAGGAGCAATTTTGCCAGTTGAGCAAGCAGCATATGAGGGTCTTGATCCAGAGAACCGACTGCTGATCCGAGACTTAGCCAGAAAGAAAAAAATCGTGATCGTCACGGCACTGGCATCAGATGAAGAACTGACAGCAGAGGTGGTGCAATGAGCGCGTTTTCAAAAATACAACTAGCAAAGCAAAAGAAACCCAGAAGGACAGTTCTTTACGGGGTCCATGGCATCGGCAAGTCTACCTGGGCAGCATGTTGGCCGAGTCCTGTTTTTATCCCAACAGAAGATGGCATTTCTGATCTCAACGTGATGGCCTACCCGCTCAGTGAGACCGTTAAAGATGTTTGGGACGCTGTTATAGAACTTGGTGGAGAGGAACATCCTTACAAGACTGTCGTGATCGATTCAGCTGATTGGCTAGAGCGTTTGATTTGGGACAAAGTGGTTGCCATGAAAGGAAATCACGTAAAGGCAATTACCGACATTGACTTTGGAAAAGGTTACGGAGAAGCATCAACAGAGTTCTCTAAAATTTTGACGGCACTTGATGGTTGTCGAGCAAAAGGCATGCACGTCGTGATTCTCGCTCATGCACGGACAGTCAAAGTTGAACCACCTGGTCAGTCAGCATACACCCGCTACGAACCTAAACTCCACAAGACGAGCAGCAACGGTCCTTGTGCAAGTGAGATTCTACAAGAGTGGTGTGATGAACTTCTTTTCGCGAACTACCGGATCGATGTTCGAAGTGAAAACCAAGGTTTTAATCGGGAACGAGGGATCGCGATCGGTGGTGGCGAGCGAATGATTTACACACAAGAGCGGGCAACTCATGTGGCAAAAACACGTATGCGGTTGCCTGCTGAAATGTCGCTCGACTTTTCACAGTACGCACAATTTATTCAGTAACTTTTTAAGAACTTTTAAACGTAGAGGAAATTAGCCATGGCAGACTTAGGCCAAACTTTTGACGCGAACTCAGTTGAACCAGCACAGCAATTCACTGCTATCCCAGCTGGAAAGTATCGCGCAGTCATTTTGAAGTCGGAGTGGAAACCCACAAAAAAAGGTGGACAGTATCTCGAGTTTATGATTGAGATACTTGACCCAAAATACAAAGGTCGTCGAGTTTGGGAGAAGCTCAATCTTAAAAACGCGTCACAGGTTGCCGTCGATATCGCGAATGCAACACTGTCTTCAATTTGTCGTGCGACTGGGGTTATGAGAGCGAATGACAGTTCTCAGTTGCATGGTATCCCATTCATCGTTGGGCTCAAGGTGAAGGAGCACAACGGCAAGACGAACAATGAGCCAAGCAGTTATGAATCGGTAGAGAGTGCATCTGCGGCAACAGTTGCGGCACCTCAAGCGAACTCTCCTGCACCATGGGAGCAACCTGTTCCTGCTCCTGCCCAACAGCCTGTTCAACCTCCTGCTCCTCTTCCATTTCCGGGCGAAGCAGCGGGCACTGTCCTTCACACTACTACCCCTGCGGGACCGATTCAACAAGTGCTTGCCCCTCAAGAGTTTGGTGCTCCGATTCCTGGGCAACAACCAGTTTCTCATCAACCTGCATCGGTCGAAGATGACGAAACCCCATTCTAAAAAAAAGGACGGCATGGAAGTCATTGAAGCATTTATGTTGCCGTTTGAACTAACGAACGGCAACTCTGGGCGCGGTGGGAAGTGGTTCAACTCGGCAAAGATTCGAAAGCAATTCGAAATGCAATTGCGATCAATCTATCCGGCTAGAAAACCTTTTGACTTCCCGGTTGTTGTGCATGTGACCAGGGTGCTTGGAAAAGGGCAAAGACTTTGGGATTCATCGAGCATAGGTCGAGGAAACTGGAAAGAGATTGAAGATGCCATGGTAGCGGTTGGTTTTTTTCATGACGACTCCCCGAAGTTTATTACCGAGACTCGGTTTTTCCAGGATCCTGATCGGAAGTCGTTGGGACCAGTTATTGAAGTTGAAATTTTTAGAGAGTGTGATGATGAAAAAGCTATCAAGAATAATTAACAACTTGAAGCAAGAAGTGCGGCAAGCTCGAGCAAGGTTGGAGACGACCACAAACGCGATCACTGAAGATCGGTGCAAGAGAACGATCAGGCACTCTTGCGAACTGATCATCAAACTGGAAGCAGCAAAGCGTGAAATTGAAAAGGAAATGTCGTGCCCCACGAACTGAGATATTACCAGCGGGAAGCAATTGATTCGGCATACGATTTTATTCGTAATCGAAAAGACAACCCGTGTATTGTGTTACCAACTGGAGCAGGGAAGACTCCAGTTATGGCAAACATCTGCAATGATGTTGTTAATCGGTGGAATGGTCGTGTTTTGATCCTGAGCCATGTTAAAGAACTGATCAAGCAAACAGCTGAGACGTTACATGACTGGCACCCAGACCTCGATGTTGGTGTTTATTCAGCTGGATTGAATCGACGTGATAAGAAATCAGATATTCTCGTTGCGAGCGTGCAGTCGGTTCACAAGCGTGGACTCGAGCTAACTGGCGATCGTCCATTCAATATCGTTATGGTTGACGAAGCGCATCGCATCCCAACGTCAGGGGATGGGATGTACCGGAATCTTCTTTCTGATTTGCAGGTGGCATCTCCGACGATCAGAGTGATTGGATTAACGGCAACGCCATACCGTTTGAAAGGTGGTTACGTGTGTAGCGACGAGCACTTTCTCAACGAGATCTGTTATGAGGCGAACGTCCGCGAACTGATTGTGAAAGGTTACCTGTGCCCTTTAACGAGCAAAAAAGGCAAGTCGTCTATTGATTCAGGTGAACTAACAATAAAGAACGGGGAATTTGACAACAAGATGATGTCGGATGCTTATGACACTGACGAAAAAGTTAGCTTGGCTTGTCAGGAGATTGCAAGCTTAACAGCTGCTCGAAAGAGCGTTTTGATGTTCTGCTGCAACATCGAGCATGCGGAGCATGTCCAGGAGTCAATCAAAAAACTGACCGGTGAGAATTGTGGGATTGTCACCGGAGAATCAAAAAAAGAGGATCGAGATAAAACGATTCATCATTTTAAAAGCGGGCATCTGAAATACCTGGTCAATGTGAATGTCCTTACTGAGGGATTTGATGCAAAGCAAGTTGACTGCGTAGCGATCATCCGCGCGACATTGTCACCTGGCCTCTACTACCAAATGGTCGGACGTGGACTTCGCATCCATCCACAAAAAGAGAATTGCTTGATACTCGATTTTGGCGGGAATGTAGCACGGCATGGATGCGTCGATGACATTCAGGTGAGAGCAGACCGTGACTTAAAAGGAGAGGCACCAGCAAGGTCATGTCCACAGTGTGATTGCATAATGCCAACTGCGTACACCAAATGCCAAGACTGTGGTTTTGTTTTTGAGGTCGAGGAACGCAAGCCGAACCACGAACATTCCGCTGCGACCGATGCAATCACGACGGATCAAATTCCAGCACGCAAGTACACCGTTTCTGAAGTCTCTTACTCAGTGCATGAGAAGAAAGGTTTTGAATCTGGACCAAAGACAATGAGGGTCACTTACTACGAAGGGCTCATTGCAGTTGCCGACGAATGGATTTGTATTGAGCACACGGGATTTGCGCATGAGAAAGCACGCAGTTGGTGGAGAAAACGAAGCAAGCTTGATATGCCACATGAGTCTCGAGACGCAGTTGAGTTAGGCACTCGAGGATTCTTAGCCGAACCGACTGAGATATCAATTATTCGTCCGCCAGGCGAACGATTTGATCGAATCGTGAAATACGAACTCGGTGAGATCCCAGACATTGAAGAATCTGAAGTTGAAGCAGACGCATTTTAGAGAGAGGAGTTTATGAACATTTTTGAGCAACTGGAAATGGACCGGTATGCAGAAAACGATTTTGTTCCAAAACCAGTCAAGGAACCAACAACAACTTTAGTTGGCACAGAAGAACGAATTGAAGTTTATGCCAATCGACTAGAGCAAGGGATCGACCTATTTCATCCCAAAGATAACGAAAGTTACTCAACCAAAGTAAAAGGATTTAAGGATTAGCAATGGACGATTTATCAAACATTAAAAAGGCACTGGAAAGTGACCACCCAGACCAGAGACGGATCGCAGTGACTGGGCTCGAGTGGCTTGCAACTCTGCTCGCAAAGAATTCAGACTACGGGTCGTCTGTTTGGAAACCACCAGCACTTAAGCCAGAGATGGATGCCGGTGATGCGATCTTGGTTCGGATGAGTGATAAGGTAGCTCGGATCGCAAGCCTGCAGAGCAAAGAGGCAGAGGTTGATGAATCGCTTGAGGATACAATCAAGGACTTGGGAGCGTATGCGATTCTTTGGTTAGCGAGGCCAAAGGGATTAGAACTGAAAGGTTCTGAAGTTTACGGTCTGGATAAATCGTTCTTAGGATCAGAGCAAAGCTTTGATTGTATTGAGCCTGAAAGGGATTTCGAAAACGACGTGAAGACGCTCGTTAATTTATGCAAACAGTACATGGCAAGCATGCCAATTCTGAAGACAGGTAGATTGGTTGAATTGATTGAACTAGTTGAGACCTATTTTGATCACACTGACGACCCGAGGGCGAATGGATGGGTGGGAGACGACGGGTTGCCATAGGAAGAGTTTAGCGGTGGTGGCGAACAAATTGCACCTTGATTAAACGAGGAATTGGCACCAAGTACGGCAGTGCAGTCGTATCGCTTTGCAGGTTCGAATCCTGCTCACCGCTTTCCAGGCTTGTTGCCTGGAAGTAAATCGTGAGCTTCTTCGCGGCTATGTCGCGGAGGCTATCCCTGGAGATCCTAACCCGATCTAAGACGTTAAGTCGTCACCAGGGGTTTTTATAACATTTTGTTACTAAGTGATTTTATGTTTCAGGCTGTTTTGCGACACCGTATATCCATTCGACGACAAAACGGTTCAATGAAAATGCAGGAGTGATAAAGTAATGGTTGTATGCGAATTTGCTATCCAAGTAATATTTAAGGAAGATCTGTATTCGACTTGCAGAAAGTTTAAATTTTCAGATGTTCCGCGAATTGGTGAAACGATTTGGATCGGTGAAACATTAGGGTTTAAAATCGAAGATGTACAGTATGGTTTTATTGACGACGAAACTCCAAACGTGCGGATTGAAACTAAGATCCATCCACAGAGTTGGTATGTCAGGAATAAAAAATTTCTGATTGACTGGGGGTTTTCTGCCTTCGAGGTGCGCATGGTTAAAGAACTCAGGAATTACCCGTTCTGCGGAGACGACGATATCGAGTTGCCATTTGATAATTGAGTTGTAAGTTTTTTTTAAGCAAGCCACGGGTGACCGTGGCTTTTTTTATCTAATAACGGATTGAAACAATGAATATAAGCTGCATTCCCGAAGAAATGCGTGGACTCAAGCAGTGGGTCAATTGGAAATACGAAGATCGAGGCACAGGTAAACCGACGAAAATACCAGTTACCATTGGTGGGTACGGAGCAAAGTCAACAGACCCGTGTGATTGGTACTCACTAAGCGATGTGGTTGAATTCGAATGCGATTACAGTGGGATCGGATTTGTGTTCTCAAAAGACGACCCGTATGTTGGGATCGATCTGGATGACTGCTTTGTCAATGGCGAGGTCCAGGGATGGGCAAAGCCGATTATCGACCGGCTATCCAATACCTACTCCGAGATTTCTCCAAGCGGAAACGGTCTCAAATTCTTTCTTCGCGGGTCGCTACCATTTGAGAAAGGAAAGAAGGTTCAGGTCGAAAACGGTGCGATCGAAGCTTACGAACACTCGAGGTATTTTACGGTCACGGCAGAGTCATACGGACCATCAGTGATTGCAGAGCATCAGGAAACTATCGATTGGCTTTACCAGACCTACTTCAAGCCTCAAGAGGTCGTTCAGACAACTCCAATGCTCCCTGTGACTTCTGGTGATTGGACATTGATCCCAGTGTCCGAACGGATCTCTCGAGCGTCCAAGTACCTGGCTAAAGCAGATCCAGCAATTCAGGGTAGTGGAGCGAGCGATATCACTTACCGGTTAGCCTGCACATTGGCGCGAGGGTTTGCGCTTCCCGAGGGGGAGGTTTTTAACCTGCTGAAGTATGAATACAACCCGAGATGTCTTGGGAGAGACGGGTCGCCAAGTCCCTGGACTGATGCCGAGCTTTGGCGTAAAGCGAACCAGGGGATGTCAGCAGGCGACCCGATGGGTGGGCTCTTAAAGTCAACGACATCATTGCAAGTCGGTTACGGCCCAGAAATAAACGGGATCTGTAATCCACCTGCTCCGATCGTTGATGAGTACGACGATGATGCCGAGTACGTGAGCGATGAGGAGTTCTTCAAGTCGTGCATTCCAGAGACAGGTCTGATTCGAGACATTTTCAATTATTACTGGGATACTCAGAACTTCCGAACGAACGCGATGGGATTGTGCATTGGCATCTCCATAATGGAAACGATCCTCGGTCGACGCGTCGAATCTCATACGGGTGCCAGAACGAACGATTACAACGTGGTCATCGCCGGAACCTCGAGCGGTAAGGAATCCTGCGAGAAGGTTACTCAATTGATGATCGAAGCAGGCGTGAACGCTTCAAGCCAGGATGAGGTCAAATTCATCCTGCCGCCGGACGTTCAGAGCGGGAATGGTCTTTTACGTGAGATTGCTGACAAAAAAGCATGCTTGTGGATCTGTGACGAATTCGGAAAACACCTGCGTCAGATCATCGACAGCAAGTCGAACAACGCACATGCCCAGCAGATTGGGACGGTCATGCTCAAGATGTACGGCAAGTCCGGCTCGATATACTACGGTGCTGCGCACTCCTCCGGTGCAAAGAACGAGGTCAACCAACCTCACTTGTGTATGCTCGGCATGACGACTCACAGTGTTTTCAATTCGATTACTGCGGACCAGATCGAAGATGGCTTGTACGGGCGGCTTGCGTTTTGGCCTGCACCACGACCAAGGTTCTACAGGCATAATCGTCCGAAACCAGTCCCTAATGAGCTTGCACAGCAAATCGGAAAATGGATTGACTACACGCATGGCGATTTAGGTTGGGAGAATCCTTGCCCCCCACAGATTCAAATGACTGACGAGGCACTTGAGCGATGGGATACGCACTTTGAGCAAATCAACGAAAGACAACAGGAAGAACCGGAGTTTCGCGCGGGGATCTGGGGTCGAGTTGCTATTCGAACGATGAAACTGGCAATGTGCCAACGGTGCGCTCGTTTCATGGACGACCCGAGTCATGTCGGAATAAACTTCAAAATCGAGTTAGAGGACGTGAACTGGGCGATCCGGCTCAGTAATTACCTGGCTCGGATCTCGTGTAGTCTGGCGAACGAATCGGTTGAGGATACCCAGGCAATTGAGGCTCAAAAACTGATCCTCAATAAGATGCAGGGACGATCAAAAATTAACGTGCGGTCCATCTACCGAGGCACGCGAAAGTTCACTGCTGGTGACATCAAAAATGCTGCGAAAGTCCTGGATTCCAAAAAAATAATCAGGGTTGAAGAGTCGCAACCAAATGCTGGAGGACCAATTAGTATTTTTTTGCACAGCATAGATCAACAGGACACAATTACTTAATGAAATCGTTTGGCAACGTTTGGCAACGTTTGGCTACCGTTTGGCAACGACGCAAGTCTTTACACAGTAACGACTTACGTCGTTTTTTCGTTTGGCGACACTTTTTCTTGAAAGAGGGGATAGGGATAGACCTTAAGAGACTGGGGATGGGGTAAGCACCTCCGGTAGATGCGACAAATGGAGAAATTTGTTTTTATAATAATAATAATGATAATAATAATAACAATAAACAACAAATTCATACCATTAAGGGCGTTTATTTTCACATTAAGCCCAAAAACGTTTGGCAACAAACTGCGTTGACAAACGTCGACAAACGTCGACAAACGTTGACAAACGATCTGAGATTAGCTCGGCGGATGAATTGGGTGGAATGCAAAATCTTGGAAGCATAGGTAAACCAAAGAACTACGTCATCGATATCGGGAAGCGTCTGAATCATTTTGCGCTCCAAACCTGAGCGCGGCACTCGCTATACTTCCAACCGGTTCAACCTTTCCCTCGAGCAGGTCAAATCAGTGGGCGTAATTCAAGGCATTTCACGGAGCATCATAAACCTTCTCCCCAGTGGGATTGTTAGCAATCGAGATAGCATCCAGAAAAGAACGATTGCCGCTGCCTATCGCTCGCTTGGGTTTAATTCACTGCACGCCGATACACTCGGTTCTTACCTCGTCGCGCAGCCTCCTGCCCTAAACGGCGTAATCACGGATGAAACTCCTAGTCGCAAAGACCGCCAAGAGTTGTCTGCTAGGGCTACGAGCTTTGCCGTAAACCAGCATTTTG